GTATGTTCGTTGTTATCTGTCATTCTACTTACCTTCTTATTAAAAGCTTCGGCTGGGTTGTATAATTCCTTTAATGGAATCAAATCTACTAATTTCATACTAACATAATTATATGATATAAATATTAATTTTTAACTTATAACCTCCAAATTGTTATAATTATTCCCTTCTTCGATTTTGACCGGAAAACCACCTTTCTCCATTATTTCTTTAATGTCGTTTAAAAGTATTTCTCTTTCAATAGGATGTGTGTCTATAAGAAAGGCATCATAGGTATAAAGTATCATTTTTGACATTCTCCCCTCCAAATACTCCAATACTTCACCAATCTTCATATAATTGATTTCAGTCTCCAATGATTGTAGTAAGTAGTTGAATACCTTTTGTTCGTTTGCACCTTCGATTCTATCAAATGGTATTTCTCTTTTATATAAGAGTGTCGTAAGTTTTCCCGAAATGACGAACGATTGGTATAATCCCTTAATGTATTCATCTACTTTTTGAAAGAATGGTATCCCTCTTGCATTGTCGTCTAATCCCCCATACAAATAAGTAAAGGTTATTTTCTTTGCCGTCTCCAAATCACACCCATAAAGGTTTGCAAGGTGTTGGTGAGCCGTAGTACCCGTTGGAAATTCATATCCAACCATTTTCGCAATCAAACGAATGTGATAGGACTCATAGTCAAATTGAATTAAAGTACCATGTGGGTGACGACTTATAAACATTTCTCTCGTTCCATCGGATTTGTTTAGAGCGGAGTAGTTGACATTAAGATGTCTATTCGATGGTCTACCTGTTGTTGTATATGGATTATATTGTGTATAGACGATATCGTTTTTTCGCAGGTATTGCTCGTTGAAGTTAAAACTATCAATAAATTTTTCTCTAACGACTTTTACCCCAGCCCCTTCCAACCTTCCCAATGTGTTGATTGCTGATGAATATTTTGTATACCATTCTTGTCTTGTACTGATATTTGGGATAGTCTTTAAGATTTCATACCACTTCATTAAAGGTACACAATCATTCAACTCTTTAAAGTCGTTTCTATACCCCTTATAAACCGATTCTACGACCTCATTAAAGATAAATGGTTTCCCATTCTCTTCAAATGATACCCACTCATAATCCAATCCTATGGTCTTTAAATACCTATTGTCTAAAACTAAGGTATTGACATGGACTATTTTGGATATGTCGAATTTGTCTAACTTCTTTGCGTCTATGTGATTGAAATTAATTATACCATCACTTCCGTCACTTTGTCTATAATATAAGAAAGACAAACGATTTCCTAATGGATGTGCTCTATGAGAACTCCACACAGGAACAATAAGGTCAATATTTATGTTTCCACCCAAAAAAGAAAGTAGGGTAGACTTATCTTCAATTAGATTAATCATACCCTACTAATATACTAAAAATATTTTGATTTACAAAATTTATTCTCCCCAATGCTTTTGTTTCATCTCATAGATGTCGATTGGTTCTCTTTTCATTTGTTGACCTGGATTAAAATATGCACCCTTCTTTAAATAACCACATAAGAAGTTTCTTCTCATTCTTGTAGTATCTCTATTTGGTTCACTACCATGTACAACGTGTGAATGTAATAATGCTACTTGTCCTTTTCTTAAATATCCTTCAATCTTTTTAAAATCATGTCCTTCCGGCATTACACAACTCTTACCTCTCTCACTTCTCCAATTGCCTGTATTTGTTTTCTTTCTTTCCTCATTATCTTCAATTGGTAATGTAGGTAATCTATGTGAACCTTCATAATTCCAAACTGCTCCATTTTCAGGGTCGTGGTTATCTAATGCTAATGCTGTGTTTACAATTTCGTTATGCCCACATCCGGTGTAGAATGCATTTTGGTGCATATCTCTACCTAATTCACCTTTTGGTTTATAATAACCCCAAGTTTGCATTCCAACTACATTGCCTTCCATTAAGAATTCACATGCTTCCACAATTTTTGGATGTGAAAACATTTTTTCAATTTTTTCGGAAGATTTGTGTGGGTGCATAATTGGTTCAAACTCTTGCCATTTTTCAGGTTCGGCCTGGTTTCTTTCCAATCTTAATCTATCTAATTCCGCGTTTAATTCATCAACCTCATTTTCGGTTAATAATTCTAAAACCGTCCAACCTCTGTATCTCCAATCAAAGGTCATTTGTTGTCTCTCCTCAACGGATAGGTGTTTGTATTCTTTCATAACTTAATTTGTTTGTATAATTAAATATAATCAAAATTATTTTAATTACCAAATTTTTATATGATTTTTATCAATCTATTTGTGAAATTGTAATACGTTTGTAAGATGTAATCCAATATTTTTTAATTTTTTAGATGCTTCTGCAATATTTGCTTTGTTTGAATTAATAACACCCTTGTCAATTAACAACCCATTATCACCATATACTTCATTTAATGGGCCGGCAATTCTCCAATTAATTATTTCAGTTAAAAAATATGGATTTGATTTAATTTTATTGTATTCATTTTTATCAATTTCATAAACAAAACCATATACATCATTTACTCTTTGTATAAAATATCTTTCAATGAATGAAGATTCGTAATCTCCGGGTTTTGGAGATGGTACAATGGTTTTTGGAATGTCCAATGAATAGAATGTTTTATTTTTTACTAAATCGCTGTACATTTTATATAGTGTTTTCTGAATTAATTCTATATCCTGCTTCTATTGATGTTTCCCAACCCTTTTCGTCAATTGAATGCTTTACATTTGTTACTTGGAAATATCCATTTTTATTATATATTTCAGGAACACCATCAATATGAAAAAATTCACCACAACTTATTCCAGCAATGCCATCTAATTTTAAAGATATATCCAAATATGTTAATGCACTGGTATTTTCTGCTTTTGTTTTTACATATTTTAATATTAAAGATGTATCTAAATAAATAAGAGCAGTTGGAGCAGATTTGGTGTCGGTTGGTTTTAATTTAAACTTTACAAATTTACTTTCTAAAACTTCTTTTATTTCCGTTAATTGTTCAGCTGCGGTTTTTTCTTTTCCTTCGGTGGCAGCGGCAGAACCACTAGTTGTATTTGTTTCTTTAGCAATTTTATCATTCCATGCAGTTGCTTCTTTTACCAATTTGACTTCAATCGAATTAATAGAATAATATCCGTCTGCATTTTTTGCATAAGATAAATCAGCCGATGCAAAATCATCCTTTTGTGCAACTGGTTCGGAATCTGGTCCTTCACCATTGTTAATTGCTTTATTTAATGCCAATTGGGTGGAATATAAAGCCTGTGCTTGCATCAATGTACTCAATTCCATATTAAATTCAAAACCTTTAACGATTGAACCATTTGAACCAATTTTAAATCTATGTATACTTTTCAATTCATCAGATGTTGGTTGTTTAATTGGTAATTTTTTATCAATTATAGTTAAAGGACTACCATCATTATCATCGGATGCTTTTTGAAATTCCAAACGACATAATCCAAACATATTATCATTGATTGATTGTAATAGATTGTTTAAAATATCAGCTTGCGTATATGATTGATTATATGCCTGTACAAATGTATCGTATCTAAAAAATACATTTAATAAATTTCCGATTTTGTTTTCTAATATAGTAATTTTCGTACCACTCGAATCATAAATTTCCGATGTATTTAAATTAAATGATTTACCATTTATTTTACCATCAAACGTTTCTGCTCTAAATTTTTTAGTTGCATCATCCGTCTTACCAATCATTGTTATTATATTCTTTTTACCTTTTTGAGAAACATCTATTTTTGGTAAATCTCCAGGTAAAATAAATAAATCGGTTGTTGATATAATATTACTGTCCGAATGTACAGGTATAATTGGTTTTGTACGAGCAACATCTTCAAAAAATGCGGGCTGGATATTTTTAGGTGTTGCTCTAAATAATATAGCTTGATTTAGTATTTCTAATATCAATTGAAAGGAAATATATGACTCCTTTGAGTATTTTGTATCTTTTTGTTGTTCATTTTTTACTCCCCAATTAAAAAATTCATTTTTAAATTTATCTTTTGGGAACTTATTTTTTAATTGTGGATTATTTAAATCTGCAGATAATTTATTTAAAAATGTGTCATACTCATCAATCTTTGGGTCATTACTTTGATTTTTATTTTCATTTTTAGGATTTGCTTGCTTTATTGGCATCCATAATTGTAATTCATTACCTGCTGAAATTTCTAAATTTATATTATATGTGCCATCCGTATCAGGAGTAAAATTAAAATTAGTAAGTTTACCTGCGAAAAAATCATAACAACCTTTGGTTTCTTCTAAACTTTTTAAATAATTTTGTTTTGCTATTCTATACGCATCTTCTTTACGAGAAAATATTTCAAGATATGCTGTTACATAATCTTTATGATTTTTTTTTGCAAATAATTTTTTGTCTATCGTATATTTATCACCTCTTATATCGGTATTCCAACCATATTCTAATACTATATTCATAGATGGCCTTAAAAAAAATAATTCAAACATTTCCATCTGTTTCAATGTAAATACTTTGATATCTACTTTTGCAGTTTTTAATGTATTGTTTCCACCATCAGTATCTATATCTACTTTTCTTATTATTGGAACGGATACTCGTCTATTAGTTTCTCCCTCTACAACTATTTCTTTACCATTCAAATCATATCCAACAATGGTATTACCAGTTTGATATAATTTTTTAATATCCGTTGTATTACTTATAACACATCCATGATACATACCTGTAATGGTGTCCTTTGCAATCATATCTTTTATGTCCTTTTCTCCACCTTTTGAAACAATAGCTGCGGATGACAACATTACAAATGGAGATAATGTTGTGTTGATATTGTTAGTATTCTTTTCTCTTTCTTTGAATACATCCACCAACCAACTCTTCAATGGTGCTAAAAATGGAAATGCCATAACTTATTTATTTATTTTTTCTAAATCATTCAAAATTTTAGGAACGTTTGATGGTATTCTCAATTGTATACCAGGTGTAATTGAATAAGATGCTTCATTTAAATTGTTTGCAGTTGCTATAATCCACCACAAATTTTGGTCTCCATAATACTTTAAAGCAAGAATATCCAATCTATCTCCTAATACCGAAATAACATACATATCATCATTTGATGCTTTTATTTTTGGATATATAACACTACTTAAATACGTTTTTTTTGTATCTGTTTTTGTTAAAGTTTCGGAATATGTGTATCTACTTGCCATTAATTTTTATTTAAACTTGAACAGGCCCTCTACCTGCTAATGCATTTAATTGAGCTGTTGTTTGTTATGCAGGTTTAGGTGCTTCATCTTTTATAGAAGTTATAGCAGGTGTGTTTCTTCCATCAAAATTGTATTTATATGTTTTTGTAGCAGAATCGACATTGTGTAAATTTTGTTCTAATATTTTTATAGAAAATGCAACATCTACTACTGACGGATATAATATTTCATCTGCCGAATTAGTTGCATCTATTCCGTTTGGTTGAAAATTAGGCCAAGAAACATTATCCTCAACATTAATAGAAATAGATTCCAAATGTGATAGTACGTTTGTATACATATCTCCAACTGAAAAATAAAATAATTGAGGTGAAAATGCATATTGTGATGTTTGTTTATTATCACCATATGTCATTTCTGATATTTGTTCGTAAGGAAATGCTAATGATTTTAAATAATTAAGTTTTTGCATCATTGCAGTTCTTTCTTTTATTGTGTTGTAATATAATTTTAAATTAAACTTAACACTTCTTTCCACACCCTGATACCTGTACACTTTAAATGGTGAACCTAAATATCTAAAATTTGACCATTCGGGAGTAACATCTTCACTAATACCGGTTATTGAAGCAACTAATGGTATTATTTCTTTATTACCATATTTTTTAAAAGTCACCCATATTTGATTTTGAAATTTATTAACCTTTTTACTTTCGGATAATTTAGTATCATCTTCAAAATGGGTTTTTTCATTAATCTCACCAATAACGTTATCCCAAGATTTCAATTTATTTCCTGTTCTTTCTTGTAATTTTTTTGTATATCTGTTTGTATCAACATCAAATTCAGGCAAAAGGGTTGTTGCGTTTATTTCGTTTTCTTCATAATATTTAGAAAATGCTACCTTTTTATCTAAATAAGTTTTTCCATCCAATGTAGTTTTACTAAATTTTGCTCCATATTCATTTTCTGCGGTTGTGTTTTTCTTTAAAGCATCTTTTAATTTTTTTAATCCATTTGCAGAACCAAATTTATTAATTGAAGATAACAACACACGACCCACAGTTTGGTCAGTTGATTTAAGTACCGATTTTGGTGATGGTGGAGCCGGTGATTGTTTTACAAAATAAGCGTCACCTTCTTTTACAGCATCTTTTAATAATGCTTGAGTTGGTGCTAATAATGAAATTGGTTTTGTAAAAAATCCAGTTGGTTTACGAAATATAGTATCGGTTGGCCTATTTGCTGAACCACCCAATGCACCTCCGAATTGATTCCCTATTAAATCGGATAATGCATCCGGAGAAGATGTCAATAGAGCGGCTCCTCTTGGAGCATTTATAATCCCACGAGTGTCAATCCTTATTTTTTCGGATTTACCATAAATTTCATTTACTCTACTCTTAAATAAATCACTGATTTTTGCCATCTAATAAATTTCCTTTAATATAAATATTCATAATAGAAATTTATTCCTTTACTTTAAAACATTCCTCTATCTTTAGCTAGTCCGTACATTCTAGCTTTTACTTTGGTGAATGCAGTATTAAGACGTTTACCATCTAAAGTAATTGGTGTTGTGGCGGTGTTGTTAGTTACGATAATTAATTCATTTAACAATTCATTTGATATATCCGCTCTTCTTAATAATTCCGTATAACCATTTCCTGATAGATTTTTTAGAGCTTTCAATGTTGATATCTGCATATTACCACTTATTACAGAATTATTAAATCCTTTTTCTGTTAATGTATATATGTCTTTACTTGCAGGTGGTGCAGGTGCGGGTGCCGATGTTGTTTTTGTGACTGTGGTTCCAGTTTTGTTTCCTGTTGTGGTTGTCGTGTTCTTTTTAACTTCTCCTGACGCTTTTACAACAGGTTTAGTTGATGTAGCTGGGACTGCACTATTTAAAGCTGCTACAGCGTCTTTATTCAGTCCTCTACCGAGTGTATTTCCTTGATTTAGTAATTTTACTGCGGCAATTCTTTCTTCTTGACTTACTTTGTGTTTTTTTGCATAGGCCTCAAACGTATCACCACCACCTTTTAATCGGTTTATATCATCCGCTGCCTTTGCAATGTTTACAAGTCTTTCATTTTGTTTAAGTTGTAACGCCCTTTCTTTTTCATTTTCTTGTCTTTGTGCAGCGGCTTCTTGTGCAAATATTTTAGTGTATGTTTCTTCTAATTTTTGTGCAAGTATATCAGGTTGGTTTTTATAAGTTTCAGCAAGTTCAAATTGTGCAGCATAATATTCGGCCATTCTCATATCACCACTACCAATTTTACCAGATTGTACCATTTGACCCATTAGAGAAGTTAATTCTATACCTTTTTGTGCACCCATACTCCCTTCCAATCCTCTAAATGCCTGGTCGGTTAAATTCTTACCGCCACCCATCATTATACCAGCACCCTTTTCTTCTAAGTGTTTAGCTGCTGCCATTTGCTTTTCATGGCTTTGCTCCATTTCTTTGGTGAACTTAACTCTAAAATATGCTTCAACTTCTAACATTTTCAATTTTTGAGCCTGTTCAAGTTGTAACATAATCAATCTTTCTCTTTGCTCAAATTTCATCATTTCTTTTCTTTGAGCCTGTTCCATACCCAATCTTTGAGCTGCCAACGAAACATCCATATCAAGTGCTCCCTTTGCAATATCTGCACCCGTTTTCAATCCGGCCTGTTGTTCTAATGTTCCTTTAACACCGCCACCTCCTGATTGAGTTAATGACATTAATTGGTCTATACCCATACCAGTTGATTTGGATAGTTCTTGTTTTTGGAATGCATTCATTGAACCAATATCTACTCCACCCAATGCCGATTTTAATGCGGACGCTCCACCTGCCATATCTCCACTCATTAATCTAGCTCTAACTTCCGAAAGGTTTACATTTTTACCCAACATTGCTGATAAGCTCATTTCGGATTTGATACTATCTTTATAATTAAGTACCATTGTTCCTGATGCTACTGCCATATCTTTCATAGAAGTATTCATATTGGATAGTAATACTGCCTGACTTGCGTATTGTGAAGTCGTCATATTACTATACTTCATAACTTCTTCCGATGCATCCGCCATTTGCTTAAACAATTGTGCAGGTGACATATCATTCATTTTTGCAAATGCACCTAAACCCGCAACATTATTGAATGCGACTTTAGCTGATGATTTGTCCATTAAACGGAAACTTTTGGACATTTTTAAAACATCCTCACCACTTGAACCATATAGTTTACCCATACCGGCTGCAGATGTTGCCATCTTTATTTGTTCCGATAATGCTACCCCCATTTTTACACCAATATCTTTAATACTATCCAATACTGCATCGGTTGATGACCCGATAGCCTGTAATGCTCTTTCAGAAACTATAAGTGATGACTTATATTGGCTCATTCCGGTTACAAACAAAGCTTTACGTCTACCTGCTTCAGCTTCCATTGTTTGCATTGCCTGTTGATGCCCAAAAGCAATAGCGTCTTTTTTCAGACCTAATTGATAACTTAATTCATCTTTAACCAATGAATTTTCATATTCAACCATTTGAACATAATTCTGCTTAGAATAGTCAAACATTTCTTTTTCTCTAGTTTGTCTTTCTTCTAATGGTTTTATGTAATTGTATTTGGCATTTATTTTTCTGAATTCCTCAGTTCCTTCTAATGATTTAGCTTTGTCTTTAATATCACCTTCGCCCATTAATTTATTACCAGACAACATCTTTGCAGCTGATTTTAATGAGGATATACCACCACTATCAACAAATTTGAAAATACCAAACAATGCAGTTCCTATTAATGCAGCAGGGCCTGCAAATTTTGCTATACCACCAAGTGCACCCATCATTGAACCACCTTTTGGTGTTTGTCCGGCTGCACCCATTAAACCTCTTTTTTCAACTAAACCTTTGGTTACATCTCCCAAATTACCTTGTTTTGTTATACCCAATGATTTGGTTATACCCAATCCCTGATTTATTATTCCACCAAATGCACTATGACCTATCTTATCTCCCAACTTTTGGATATTTTTCATATCCTTAGCTGCAGTTGCGTAAGCTTCTTTAGTTTTTTCTAATACATCTAAATTTGCTGTATTGACTTCTAATATGCCTTTTGCAGCATCCCCACCCTTTTCGAGTTCTGTTATGTATTCTTTTTGTTTATCAATTTGTTTTTGAACAACTTTTGCAATATCAATGTTTGCATCTTTGTTTTCTAATAAAGAAGCAAATGCGTTTTGAATTTCTCCATTTCCTTGTTTATATGCTGCAGCTGCATCGTATGCCGTATCTCTTAATTCTTTTTGACTTTTTGGTATTTTTGCAATGGTTCCGGCCATTGCGTCTGCCTGTGCATCTGCAAAATCTAAAGCCTTTTTAATTTCACCGTAAGCTTTACTTTGGTCATCTAATTTACCACCAATACTTTTTAATACATCTTCGTATTCTTTTGCACCATATATGGTATCTTTGTTTAATTTATTACGTTTTTCAATTAATGCATTAACTTGATTTAATTGTTTAAGAACTTCATCAAATTTTTCGACTGATGTATCAGCATTGGCTAATGTCTTTAAAATATCATCTTTTCTAGCTGAAAGGTCTTTGTAGCTAGCTGGTGCTTTTCCACTACTTTTTGATTTTTTTGCTGCCATCTATGGTAACTTAGAATTTATTGTAATGTTTTTTAAGAAAATCATCTATTTTTGATGTATCCAATCCGTTCTTTTGTAATACGGATTTCGCGGTTAGTGAAGCTTTAACCATTGAGTTATTCAACTTCTCGAATGCGTCTGCTAATTCTGGGTCATCATATTGAATTTTAGAAATAAATCGGTCTTCATTGCCATTTGATTTAGCTTTAAAAAACAAATCCAATAATTTTTGAAACATATTTCTTTCAAATAAAAGTTTTGACATATCTTTATTTTTTTGTATTCTTATATAAATATAAAATTAAATTGTTTATCTACGTCTTGCTGAAGAAGATACTCCTTTTGATGCCGATTTCATTGCATCTGCCTCCGCTTCTTTTGATTGTATTAATTCGTTCCAATAGAAATCTCTTAACTTAATAGGCATAAAATAAACATCATGCCAATTGAAACCTCCATTGGATGAGTAAACCATACTAAATATTTTTTTATGTAAAAAAGTACTGTAATTAGTCGGCAGGGTAAAAAAAGTTAATCCCTAATGGGACTTTAAGCGCCTCCGTTTCGCCAGTAAAAGGTGAAGTATAATCAAAGGTTAAATCAACATCCGGTGACATTTCAGAAATGTGTTTTCTAAGTGCCTTTGAATCTGCTGCTAATAATTGGTTAGCTACATAATTACTTATATAACCAATCTCTCTATTACCATTAATCTCTGTTATTAATCTTCTATATCTAGCTTGTATATCGTTACCTTGTTTTGTGATTTTCTCACTTGCTTCAATATCTTTATTTACTGCAACTTCATCACCATGAGTCATTATCTTAAACTTAATTGGAGTTTTAGTTTTAGGAAGGATGAAATCGTATTCATTGTTTCTATTCAATTTAGTTTCATCAATTTCTTTAATCTTTAATTGACTCATATCAACTTTTACTTCAACTGGTTCGTTTTCATTAGGGTCATTGATTGTAACACCATATTCAGGACCAAATGCTAATATTCTTGATGAAATCAAAATAGCATTTTTATCTCCAATTAGTAAATCATTAATGTTTATTGACGTATCAACTATAATTGATTCCAATAATTTATCCAATACAATACCTTTTCTAATTAGGTTTGTAGAAGTTAAAATATCTTCTTCTTTTGCAGTCATTAATTTAACTGTGATTTCTCCTGATGATAGTGGAGATGATTCCGGATATACCAATCCCTTCGATGGTAAACTAATAACTTCCGTTGGAAATGGGTAATCTTTTCTTGGTTGTTGATTTGGTGTATTACCTAAACCTCTCGTAACTTGTTGTTCAATGTTTTGTTCCATAATATAACTAATGTGTTTATTATATATATTATGTTTTCAAAAAAATAAAAAAGGGGATAACATTTCTGCATCCCCTTTCTTTTTATATTTTTTAGATTAGTATTCTAAAATAGCGTAATCATATGCCAATGTTAATTCGATTGACAATGGGTCATTTGATGCCCAATCCAATTCACCAAAGTTTGCCGAAGTGATAAATGCACCTTTTAAAGTCCATTGTTCAACCTTATCACCAACTGGTCCTAATAAGAAGAATGTAATATCTTTTTTATAGAATGCAGAGTATCCGTCTCTACCCGTTAATGATTCATGTGATTGTCTAACCCACTCCATAACTTGCTGTGCACCTGATGGTACAATTGGGTCATAAAGAGTGATAGTAACATCATCCCATGTAGATTTTCCTTTAATCTTTCTTTTTACATTGATGTGGTCTAATTCAACTACTTCCGATGTGAAAGTTGGTCTATTTGCTGTTTTGATGATGTATGATTCGATACCGTTGATTTCCATAATGAATCTGTTACCAAGTTTTGGTTCGAAATTCTTATAAAACATCTTATCAAAGGTTAAAATATCTGGCATTTCTTTTTATTTTTATTGTTCTATTATAAATATCTATTTTCTAAATTATCCGTTAAAAGCTGCACCAGTTGGTAAAATGTTGAAATCAATTTGAATGAATTCAGCCGTTTTAGTTGGTTGTAAGAAGATAGCTCCTTTCATAATGTTTCTATCAACTACATCTGGTGTATTATTGGTCTCATCCATTACAACACGGAATGCGTACAAACCTTGTCTTTGTTGGATTGATTCTAAATAAGGATTAACGATGTTTAAAAATCTATTTCTTGTCTCTGCGGTGTTTTGTTCAAATACTAAGTATCTTGAAGTAGATGCGATGTATTTTCTTACAGTTAACAATAATCTTCTTACGTTGATTCTGTCTAATGCAGATGGTCTATCTTGTAAAGTTTTTTGTCCGAACACTACAATACCTTGTCCTGGGAATTGTACGATTGGATTTACTTTACCTTCATATAATGTATCTTTTTCAGATTGAGTTAATCTATTTAATACACTAACTGCTCCAATCAATCCAC